CTGTTCTTGTAAACGCATTTGTACTCATGCTGTGACCTCCACCCAGTTGACTGTTTCTTCATTCCAAGTGTATCTCTTAGGTGGTTCACCTTGTCCAGCATCACTAGGCATTGCCACTGGTGCATTCCACAAACAAGTGTTCTCGTCTAAGACCCAAGAGTTGAATGGCTTGGGAGGTATGAAAGCATCTCTGCCAGCGTCATAGGTGTATCCAAGGCCAGCGTAATTCTTACGAAATGGAGTGCCACCTAAAGAGTGAACACCTCCATGCGTGTTGTAACTGGTCTGTTTGTATACATCACTTGTGCGTGCTGACAATTCGGCCTCTTTGCCGTTGTCCTCGTCTCGTCCTACTGTAACGAATACTACAATGTTGTTTTCATCTAATTTAGCAAAGTGTGCGATGATATATTCTCCTTAACTGAATGTCACAGTTTCTGACGTTGTTGATGTTGCAGTTACTGTATAAACTTTATTACTACCAACTGTTACTGGCCCAGTAAATGAGACACCACCTGAAAAAGATGCAGAACGCGCACTTGGTATAGAAATAATGACTACACCTGAACCACCAGACATTCCCGGTGTTTGGTATCCACCTCCACCTCCTCCACCTCCAAGGTTTGTCCCACCAGCAGTTGCAGCGGGTGAACCGCTACCACCACCTAATCCACCACCACCTAATCCACCACTAGAATTTGTAGCGTTATTGCCAGTACCACCTCCACCCCCGCCAGCGTAATATGTTGCCGTGCCTGTTATGCTACTTTGTAATCCATCACCACCAGCCCCTCCAACAAGATATGGAGATGCGGCATTGTGTCCAGCCACTCCAGCCCCACCACCACCAGCACAAGTTCCAAATCCATTAGCGGGTGCTGTGCCTCCATTATTACCTTGACCTGAAACTCCTGTGCCTCCTGTTTGGTCAGTTGTGGTTGACCAACCGCCACCACCACCAGATCCACCATTACTGTTAACACTAGGACGACCACCTACACCGCCACCTGTTGCGGTAATTAAATTAAAAACAGAATCAGAACCATTTGATCCTCTAGAACCACCGCCACCAACTGTTACTGTATAAGCAATATTCAATGATGCTGTTAATGAATTAGTTAAATATCCACCTGCTCCACCACCACCACTATATGAATCACTTCCCCCACCACCACCAGCTACTACCAAATAATTAGCAGTAATAGTTGTAATTGGCTTTTTAGCCCCAGTAAAGAAAAAGTCTAGTGCGCCAAACATTATGCAAACGCCTGTGCAAATGTGCCGTACCAATTTGTGCCGTCAGACACAAAGCTCAAAATGTCCACCGCAGATGCAGTTGCAGTAATTGTTGGTGCAGTTCCACCAGGCCACTTCACGCTAGTAAAAGTAGCCGTAGTCATTCCAGATGAGGCTTGTGTTAACTTTAAAATAAATGATTTTCCAGCAGTAGCAGTTGGCATAGTGAACGTGCATGGTGTTGATGCAGTTAGTGTTGCCGTCAAGACCGTACCAGTTGTTAATGACAAAGATGCAGAAGAACCTACTGTTCCAACTGCTTGCAATGTCTCAATATAGTTGGTCACCGTGACGTTTGCCACAGTTGCATTACCTACTGACGTGACAGTAGAACCTAATGTGAGCGCAGTATTTCCTAGTGTGACACTGGTGTTGGACAAGTAATTGTTGGGGAATGTACTCGCAACGCTGCTGATCGTGGCGTTTGTCAAAGTCACATTACCAAAAGATGTGACCGTTGAACCCAACGCAACAGCTGTATTACCAACAGTAACGCTACTGTTTGACAAATAGTTATTGGGAAACGTGCTTGCAACACTGCTGATGGTGACGTTAGAAAACGTGGTATTACCTGACACTGTACCGCCAGTGATAGATACGTTTGCTAATGACACAGAGCCATTACCTAGACCATTCACCGCATAGTAAACAGTGCTGAAATCACTGTCCAAATTGGTCAGCGGGATAGCAGTAGTTGCCGTTCCAAATGTATAGGGAATCGTAATTGGTAATGCCATGTTAGAACCTCACTCTTAATTCATGTTCAAACTCAAATGTGTTCACAATAAACCCAGCAGAATTACTGGTTTGCGTTAATCCTAAATACTTACCGTACTGCTCTGCGTCTGATTTGTACAAATAGTACCCGCTAACATTTGTCCAAATTATCGTTTGAGATAGGTAATTTGTCCAACCGATAGTCGTTCCACTTGTGTTTGTCCAGGTAACCGTGTTAGAAAGGGTGTAGGACGGGCTAGAACCGCTTTCTGAGTCCACGGTGACATTCAGGTTGCCACCTTGTGCCAGAGTCGCTTCTACAGCGAATTTGAGGGCTTGTTTTGTCCTGATGGGGTCACCCATCTCATTGAGTGCAGTCTGGATGTACGAACTGATCGGACTGGTTGTATCGTTGTACAACAACTTTAATACTTTGTTGTTATCTGTGCCATACAGTCTGACCTTACCGCCAAAAGGCACAGAGGTCACATACTGAATATTGCCCTGGCTAGACACAAACCACTTCTTCTCAAAGAAAATACATTGGATATACCGTGATCCTGATGGTCCAATCGGGAAAGAACTGTTCACATAGAAGTTGAACACCGCACAAAGGATGTTGTTGAGCAGCGTTTGACCAGCTGTGACAGGCTTACTGAAGTCAATATAGGGAAAAATACCGTCTAGAGGGTCAGAAATCTTAGTGGTAGTAGAACCAACCAGGGCATAAATACCGTAGTCGTTCATGAACAGGACTGACCTGAAATAGGGGAAAATGGCGTAAATGCGTTTAGTACCGATAGACGCACTCACGTTGGTGTTGGTGAACACCGTAGCCCCTGTGGAGGTCACTTGCAAGTCCGAAAACACGTTGATGCTATCGTCTCCGAAAACATACAAGAAGTTGTTGGCAGACAAGAGTCCTTGAATGTTGCCGTGCAAGGTGCTGTCCTGAATGTTGAACGCTACAGCAGATACAGAGGTGAAATCTGTGGGGCTTGTGGAGGCAGACGCATAAACCGTGCGCCCTTGTGCCACCCAAACTCTGTTGGAGAAGGTAGCCAAGTCCACTATGGGGTTTAGCTGCACAGTTGCAACTAGGTTTGCACCCGTGCCAGTTCCACCTGAGACCGCCACAGACGGTGCAGAGGTGTAACCCGAGCCAGGATTGTTCATAATGACCTGGCTGACCACGTTTCCAGAAATAATGGCAGTTGCGTTGGCGTTTGTGCCCCCACCACCCGTGATGGTGACTGCCAGGTTGCCGTACTGACCGTATCCTGTGCCCCCGTTGGTCACCTGAATGGACACCACGCCTGTGGCAAACGTGACGAGCTGGGCTAGAGCAGTCGCATTTGACCCGCCACCACCAGAAATGGTGACACTAGGCTGAGATGTGTACCCGCTACCCGCATTTGTCAGCGTGATGGCATTCACAATACCCGTGGAAAGTGCTGCATTTGCAGTTGCACTAGACCCACCGCCCCCAGTAATGCTAACCGTTGGCGGGTTAAGGTAGCCAGAACCAGGCGTGACCACAGAAATAGCCACCACATTCCCGCCAGAGATGGTGGCTGCAGCCGTAGCCGTACTGCCACCCGTCACATCAGGTGTAGAAAGGGTCACCGTGGGCACAGACGTGTAACCTGATCCACCCGTTAAAACTTGTATGCTCTGCACCCCGCCAGAACCCGTGGTAATCGAGGCCACAGCTGTTGCCCGTGTACCGTTGGCATTGTTGGGGGAAGAAATAGTGACGTTGGGGGCAGACGTGTAGTTAATACCTGGGTTTGTAATGGCAATACTGCCCACAGAACCCACGGGAATCAGACTAACCCCATTCCAGTCATACAAACCTTTAGTGGGGTCTCCTACAAAAACGTCTGTATTTTGATATTGAGAAAATGCAACACCAGAATTGGACAACGAACCAGAACCAACAATGGTCACAAAGTTGTTGGAACTAAGGTCATATGCCTCTAGCGCACCATTATCTTCTGCAGCCACCACATAATCATCATTGATGTTGGCAGAAAACAGGGTAACTACATTGTTGGTAAACACCACCGCATTTGCACCGTTGGTCACGTTGCTACTGGTGGGAATAATCCGCATATTGCCAGACCCCACAGGCATGGCGTTCTCTAACCAGGAGAACTCATCCTTGTCAATAGCCGTGCGGTTGGCCTTGGTGTTGAGACCCTTGAAAGCCTTGATTACCTGGTAGGACTTCTTCTGTTCTGCGGAGGCCATGTTTAACCTCCACTACTGTATGGATCAGGAATCCTTCTTGTAAACGTGCTATTGAGGACGTTCAATATGTGTTTGTTGTACTCTTGTTTGAAGATTTCAGCCTCACCATAAGACTGCTCATAGAACTTGGCCTTGTATGCAGCGTAGTATTGAACCGCAGTAGTGTACGGGTCAATGATGGTGTCCACCTGGTTAATGTTCGTGAGTGATAAAGCAGAAGGCAGAATGTTGGTATCTACCTCGATGTAGTAGAGTTGGTCTGGTATGGGGGCAATGTAGATGGCCTGTTGCCCGTACATAGAGAAACAGATGGGTCTGCCCACATAATTCTGCCAGTAACGCAACTGGGCGGTGA